TGGACGAAGAGATGGAACAACTTGAAACGATTGATGAGGATGCAAGGTAGTGTGGGAGAACTTATTGGAACTGGGATTTTTATTGTTGGTGGTTTTCTTGTTGGAATTACCATCGGACGACAACTCCTGAATCTTTTATAAATAATAATAGGAGATTTATTATGAAGATTGCAGGCATTGATTATAGTTTGCGGGGCCCGGCAATTTGTGTGTTTGATGGTGATAAACGATTCACATTCAAAGATTGCAAATTTTACTTCCTCACCCATGTAAAGAAAAGAGAAGGCCAATTTCTAAGCAATATTTTTGGAACTCTGTTTGACGAATATACAAATGAGTCCCAAAGATATGACCAAATTTCACAATGGGCATTAAATATTGTTAGCAGATGTGAGTTAGCATGCATTGAAGATTATGCATTTGCGGCCAAAGGTAAGGTATTTCATATTGGAGAAAATACAGGAATACTCAAGTGGAAGATGTGGAGAAATGATTTACCTTTTGAAACTGTTCCACCTTCATTGGTGAAGAAGTTTGCAACGGGTAGAGGTAATGCTAAGAAAGAAGAAATGTACAATTCTTTTGTAAACGAAACAGGTGTCAATCTTCATTCTTTGCTGACACCTGATTTAAATTCAATCAAAAGTCCAATTAGTGATATAGTTGACGCCTACTATATTTGTAAATATCTACACAACGATATCAGTAGTTGATTTTTTCTGCGTGTCCTTCGGAAACAAGCATTTCGTTTAGAATACTACCATCGTCAAATGTTATAGTTCCGATAGTACGGCCGTATTTACCTCTCTTGTATTCTGTTTCAATTACAAAAGTGTTTCCCTTTTCGTCAAATGAGTTTTCAACAAACTCTTTTGCTTCAAATCCTAATTTTTTTTCTTGTAGGTCTTTGGTTCTTATTTCAGGTGTATCAATGCCTGATAATCTAACTCTTTCATGAATCTTTACATCAAATCCTAAATCGATTATACAATCCACTGTGTCACCATCCACTACTCTTTCTACTGATGCTTTATATTTATACATTTATGCTCCACTGTTTGGGTTTTTGAAGAAGTCATTCATAGTTTGTGCAATACCTTTTATTTCTTTCGATGCATCAGGCAACGGTTTTGGTAATGAATCACGGACTACTTCTATGTTCATTTCATAGTTTTCTTTTGTGATTTTGTGGTTGATAGAACTGATGAGATAATTGCCTACAAGATATTTGTCATACCAATTTTGACCTGGCATACTTGGTGATAGAAAGTTTGGAATTGTAACACTGACTACTTGACCAACTCGTCTTTCACTATCGCCGGGAACTGTAAAATTAAATCTGACTGCATCTGCTTGTTGCATTTGTGAATTTCTTTTCAATGCCCAAGTTTCAATTTTATCATTATCATTTTTTTTATCAAATAATAATCGGTGTTTGGTATAGAATTTATAATGACCCCATTCTTTATCGCTGAGTTTATCGTTGCCTTGTGCTACAAGGGGATTGTCCTCTAATGTGTCATTCTTTTTAAATTCTTTATTGTAGTCGTATTTGTGGTGTTCGTATTTTTTACGAACTATGTCGTGAGTCAATAAATGGGAAGCATACATTCCATTATCAATGTTTTCCATTGTATTGAATTGTGCTTGCATTATAAATCTTTCCATATTTTTGAACTCTCGTTCTTTATCTCTTTCTTCGGCACGGTCTTTCTTTGGAAAATATGCAAAATCACTATACTTACCTTTGGTGTTACTACCGAAGAAAGTTACCACACTTCTACCTAATGATTCTAAAAATGAATCTGGTGCAGATGTTGGTGGTTGCTTCATAAGTTCACTCAAAGATTTGAATTTGAATCCATCAAGAGTTTCGTAGAATATCCAGTTGCAGTTTTCAGGGTTGGTTTGGTCAACTGCTCTTGATGCTAACCAATTTATCGCAGTCAGCGGCGACCAATACGGTATGATAAATTCTTGTTTGTGCATACAAGTTGAGGCCTCTAATTTGTCTGGACTTCCTTGTAAATAATCTTTGAAAATTTTACTAATTGTTTCGTTAATCATTCCATCATAATGTTGACTGATTTTTGTTTGCTGGCTTGTTATAAATTCCTTTGAAACAAAACTCAAAGTATATTCTACTGTTTGACTGTTATCGTTTGGTGTTCGTGGTCCTATTTTATAGACATAGAACTCTTTTGTGTTCTTTGCACGGCCTGGAGTTTCAAAGGACACCTTCAAAGTTTCTCTGCCACAAATAGGCCCGTTCAGTATTAGGTTTTGGTGGTCACGAATAACTAATTGACCTGTCAGACAATTATTATACAAATCTTCATAGATGTCAATAACCATCCACATATTATTAATTTTGATTTCTCTGCCCGAATATGTGGTGATGGTAACATCTTGTACATCAAACGATTTGCTTTGTTGTGTTGAAAATGGTTCACTCATTGTGATATAAGTTCTTCAAATTGTGTAACTACATCAATTATTACTTCTGGTCGTAATAAATTTATACTTCGTTTCTTATCATTTATTTCTTGCTCTGCTTCATAGTTAGTAACCCATTTTACATTTTCTCCATCTCCTTTATATGCACCAAGAACCGTTTCTTCAAATGGAAGTATTTCGTGTACGACCAAAGAGGAGCATGCTCCACCAGCCACATCGTTGGATATTTTTGCAGTAGTTTGTATTTCTTCACCTCTTTGTATTGGGTCGTTATATGAACCCATTTGGTTTAGTTTATTTTTATTGTCATCAATAAACCGATTTACTGTTTGAGAATATTTTGATTTTTTCCACGAATAGCATATTGCTTTTACTAATTCCCCATCTTTTATGTAAATTGTTTCATTTTCCAGAAAATCTGTACCTTCTGTCATTTCTTCAATTATAAATTTGCTATATGATGGGTCATATTCATATATGGTTGCAATTTTTGAACCATCTTCGTTTGTTGCAATATATCCTTTATTGATAGTATGGATGCCAGTTCTATACACATCACTTGTTCCACTAAAGCAACTACCAGTAGATTTTTTGATAAATTCTTCATCAAGAGAAGAACTATCAAAGAAAATATAATACGCATTGCCTGGATATTTTCTTGAGATATATTTGTCCATTGTTGACGAATTCATAGGCCATTGTTTGTTTTTGTTGATAATGTCATTAAATAAAAGAACAACCCAATATAGAGTATGATTATCATATAATTTGTGGGCAACTTCTTCGGGAGTTTCTCCTTCTTTAATATCATATTTTATGTAAATAGAATCTTCATTTTTTGATGATTGGTTGAATGTAACTCGCCGTAAAACATCCGTTGCAAGTTTATATTTTTCGTCACGGTTTAGGTCATAGTAAATAGATGGAAAGTTTTTGAAATAACTCATAATTAGAATCCGTATGTAATATGTTCTTTGTGTAGTTGTTCGACTTCTTTGAATTGTAAACTCATTGAAACTTCTGCGGGCGCACCGTCATCAAATGCACGAAATACACCATCGCTGCCGTAATTATAATCGACACTGGTACATACTAATCGCCTTAGTTTGGGCATATATGGGTTTTCTTTACCACCACTGAAAAACTTTATTTCAAACTCACCAGGCGAATCAAAGTATCTACGACTTTGTAGTTTTGGTGCGGCATTGTATCTGAAAATTCTAATAATTTGATGTACTGCTTCTGTTTCTTCTTCACTTTTTGGAACAAAGGTAAAATCAAAGGTAAAATCTCTTTCAGACATTTCTTTGAATAATGTTTCTTTGTTTGGGTTCTTTGCTTCGCCCTTGGCTGCCAGTCTATTATTTTCACCACCTGGATTGAATTTATCTAAAAGTCCTTGACCGAATCCTGCACCAAGGTCATAAAGCCAACTAAAAAATCCTTTATCACCCCTGAAAGTTGAATCCATTTCCCAATCAATTTTTTGTTGATATGCAACTTGTGGGGTCATATAGAGGGCAATCGATTCTTGTGGTTGTAAATTTCTTTTTGCACCTACTCTCGTAGATGAAACGGTTTCTTCGTTACTTCCACCAGAGTTTCCAATTGCACCCGCCAGACCGGCCGCACCACCACCACCAAATGCACCCGATAAAGTATCTGCTAAACTACCACCTCTATCTTTTTTTTGTTTGATTATTTTAGTTTCAAATGATGCAGGGCCCTCTGCATAGCAAGTGAAAAGTATGAAATGTTGAGATTCTGCACTTGTCAATTCTTGTGGATAGTGCCAGTCAAATTTACTAACTCCACTGGAAGGAGTATTACCACCTTCTAGTTTTTTGAATAATTGGTCTATGTTGTCGTTTCGTAGACGACCTTGATTTGTGTTGTTAGGCATAAGTTTCCTTTTTGTTGTGATATATACTATGTATGGCATATAAAGGAAAATATAAACCAAAGAAACCAAGTAAATATCGGGGTGATGTTAGAAATATAATATATCGTTCTTTATTAGAAAGAAGATTCATGGTATTTTGTGATACCAAAGAGAGTGTTATATGGTGGAACTCTGAGGAAGTAATTGTTCCTTATATATCACCTGTCGATAATAGATGGCATAGATACTTTGTAGACTTCTTGGTAAAAATAGAAAATAAACAAGGCAACGAGGAAATTATATTGGTAGAAGTAAAACCACTTAGACAATGTAAACCACCAAAGAAAATGAATCTTGTTGGGGCAGATAAAAGAACCAAAAAAGCAAGACGATATATCAGAGAAGCAAAAACTTGGGGTATTAATTCTGCAAAGTGGGAGGCCGCATCTGCATATTGCGATAAAAAAGGTTGGACTTTTAAAATCATAACGGATAAAGAACTCAAATAATGGCAGACCCAATCAAACAACTCACAGAATTGTTAAAACAACAAGGCCTACCCGCCACAGGTCAATCTGCGGCCGATTGGTTTAGAAAAGCAATAAAAAGAATGGAAGGTCATGAGAAATCTAACTTAATAGAAGATAGACGAGGAATTTTCAGGAACAGGAAAAAAGTAGGTGTTATACGAACAGGTGAAATGTATATGTTCAGATATATTCCCAAAGGCCGAAACACTCTAAAATACTATGACGAATATCCGCTTGTAATAGTAACAAGCAAAGGGGATGACTATTTCAGAGGACTGAACCTACATTATTTGCCGCATAAATATAGAGCAATTTTCTTTACGAATTTACAAAGTTACATATCTAATCATAACTACGATGGAAATACTAGACTTAGAGTAACAAAAAGAATGATAAATACAATGTCTAAGTTTCGTTTTGGTAAGGTGTGTTATAGAACATATTCGTTAAATCAGATTCGCAGTAAAATGGTAAAGATACATTCAAGAGAATGGTTTGCATCTCTATTTTTACCAACAGAGAGTTTTGTCCCACCAATTAAATCTACAATATGGAAAGAAAGCAGGAGAAAAATAATAGATGAGAATCGATGATTTTATAGGAAAACTTTCAAAATATGGTATAATGCGTAACCATAGATGGGTTGTTTCTTTTGGCAGGCAAGATGTAGACAACGAAAGATTGAGTACAATGTGTCAAGATGTAACATTGCCCGGCAGAGGATTTGAGTTTAATGAAATACGAACTTATGGCCCAGGCAGAAGTGTTGCAAGTAATCAGACATATGGTGAAGAATTGAAGATGTCATTCCTTTGCGGGGAAGATTTATATGAACGACAGGTCTTTTCTGCTTGGATGGACAGTATGGTCAATCCAATTACTAACAATTTAAATTATTACTCGTCATATATTTGTGACATTACTATAAGAATGTATGATACCCTAAATAATCTAAAATACGCAGTTAAATTTTATGAAGCATATCCATCTGGATTTGAGTCGGTGGATTTGTCCCAAGGAGCAGATGACCCTTGGTTTAAGTTGGATGTTGGTTTTAATTATAGAAAGTTTGTAAATATACAATCACCAACAGAACCATAATGAAATGAGTATACATATAGACATCGTATTAGTAGTTTGACAGTGAATTGATAAGGAGAAAACATTATGACTACAAACCTACCCCTAATTACAACCCCTTCATATGAATTGAAACTTCCGTCAGACGGAAGAACAATCAAATTCCGGCCATTCTTGGTCAAGGAAGAAAAAATTCTATTGATGGCGGTGGAATCCAAGAAAGAAAAAGAAATGCTATCAGCACTTCGTCAAATCATCGTCAATTGTGTTGAAGATGAAGATTTCAATGTTGACGACCAACCGTTGTTTGATTTGGAATATATTTTTCTTAAACTTCGTGCAAAATCTATTGGAGAAAATGCTAAACCAATCATTCAACCAAAAGGATGTTCTGTTGATGTTGAATTGGATGTTGATTTAGATAAAGTTGAAGTGAAAAAAGATAAAGGACACAATACCAAAGTGGTTATTATGAAGAAGTCTAAAACTTCACCAGAAATTGGATGCGTTATGAAATATCCTGCACTATCCAATACAGATAGTGTTAGTTCGGATAAAGCAGACGACCCAGAAGTTGCTTTTGGAGTGATTACATCTTGTATAGAATACATCTATCAAGGTGATGAAATTTATAATGCATCAGATTATACAGGCACAGAATTGAATGATTTTGTTGATAATCTTACACAAGAACAATTTGCAAAGATTACAAAGTTTTTTGAAACTATGCCACATTTAGAAAAAGAAGTCACTTACACAAATCCCTGTACCAAGGAGGAAGAAACCGTTACCCTTAGAGGACTGCAAGATTTTTTCAGGTCGCCCTCTGCCACGACAACCTAAGCAATCATATAAACACAAATTTTCAACTTATACAGCATCACGGATATAGTTTGTGGGAACTAGAAGGTATGATGCCTTGGGAACGAGCAATTTATTGCTATCTAGTTTCAGAACATGTGAAAGAAGAAAATAAGAGAGCGAAGGCAGAACAGGCTGAGATGAGGGCCGCTGCAAACAAAGCAAAACGAAGGTAACAATTCGTAACATATGGCATCAGATGATTTTATAAAACCTGATTTAAGTGCTTTACGAGCAGGATTAAAAGCAGAAGAAGCCCTCAGAAGAAATACTGAGGGGATGGATAAATTAGGCAAAAAATTAGTTGATACCGAAAATAGTTTAGTTAAAGCACATAGTGGTTTTGATAAAGTTTCTGCGCTTGCGGAAATTCATATGAAAAAGACTCAAACTGCCATTAAGGGTATTGTTGAGGATTATAAGAGAACTGCAAAAAGACAAAACTTTCGTGCAGATAGCAATTCTATTGAAATGGTCAAAGGGATGCAGGATATTGTACGAGAAGCACAAGAAGGTAGTCGCCTTTCTGTTTCTATTGTTCAAGGTAGACTTGAAGGGTTTGAAAAAACCATTGAGTTTGCAAATAAAAATGAACAAAAGATGCTTCGTGAGGCCCTAAGACAAACACAAGATTCTGTTGGACAAATTCAAAAGAATATGCCTAGTGTGATGGGAGAAATTGTTGACCAGACCATTCAAGTTCCATTGGATGCTATTGATGGTTTCATGGAAAGCAATTACTTTACTA